GTGCTGCCGCTGGCGAACTTGCCGATGTAGGTGCTGATCTCCTCGAAGCTCGCGCCGGTGCCGCTGGCCACGTCGCCGGCCACGGTCCGGATGTCCGCGGCGCTTAGGCCGAACTTCTTGGCGGCCGCCTGGCTCTCCAGCCCGAACGACTGGAGGATCTTGTCGGCCCGGACCACCTCGGGCAGCTCGAAGGGGGTCTTCGCGCCGAAGTCGGCCAGCTCCCTCATGCGCTCCTTCGCCATATCGGCGGCGATAGCCTGCTGCTTGAGCGGGTCGGTGATGCCCTTCGTCTTCGCCTTAAACTCGTCGGTGCTCTTCATCAGCACGCCGAACTGCGTGTTGTAGTCCTCGAAGTCGGCGTTGCCGCCGATCAGGCCCTGCTGCAGGTCGCCGACCGAGCTGAGGATGCCGCTGAACGTCTTCTGGAGTAGCCCGCCCACGGCGAACGCAGCGGCGTCACGGGCGAACTTGGCCAGGCCGCCGCCCGCCGAGGCGATGCCGCCGCCGGCGCCCTCGGCGCTGCGGCCGATGCCGCCCAGCGCGTCGCCGGCCGCACGGAAGGCCCCGCTGGCTGCGTCTTTTCCCCGGACGATGATGTCAACTTCTTCGGCCACGGCCCCGCCTCTTCGCTACCTTCGCCTCGACATCCATACAGGCCAGGTGGGCCATGATGGTCGCCAGCGGCACCTCGGCCAGCTGCACCGGCGTGCAGTGGTACACATCGCGGCACAGCATCAGCTCGGTGTATTCCCACGGCTGCGCGTGCTTGCCCGTCCACAGATGCCGCCAGAGCGCGGCCTCTAGTCTTTTGGGTTGAGCATCTCCCCGATCAGGTCGTCGAGCCGCTTCACGTAGCGCCCGGCCTGGCTGCCGGGGATGGCCTCCAGGCCGCCCTCGACCACCAGATCGAGCAGCTCCCAGAGCTGCCGCGAGCGCCGCGCCGCGTCCTGCTCGCCGTAGATGTCGTAGATCACGAGCATCTGGCGGGCGTTGAGGCGGTCGAGGTCAATGGCGGGCAGGTCGGTGGCTGGCGCGGGGGCCGTGTCGGGTTCAGTTGTGGCGGTCATGGCTGCGCTCGCTCCTTTAGCCGTGCTACTTCCTTCGCTGCGCCCGCCTCCCGAGCGGCGCGGGCACGCGCGATCATGAGGTCGAACCACCGCGCCGTCTGCTCGTCGGTGAAGCCGAACGATTCTTTGAGCACGGCGATCCCCGCCGCGCCGAGCTCCACGGCAAGGTTCGCCATACGCTGGTCTTCGGCGGCCATGCGCTGCTGGGGCGTCGGCTCTCGCTGTTTCTGCGAACTCTTCGACATTTATGCCCCGCTCCCGAGTCCGGTGCTGTTCCCGGTGACCGTGCGGATGAAGGCCGGCACGAACAGCGTGAACTCCAGGGCGATGGGGTCAGCCGAGTCCGCCTCAACCTTGGGCCAGTTGAGCTCGCTGATGATGCAGGCCCCCGGCGTCGCGGCGTCGTTGCTCGCCGTGTAGACGGCGTGACCCGTCGCGCCGTGCCCCTTCGGCGAGTAACGGAAGTAGACGCGAGAGTGGGCCTCGAACATCGGCCGGATCGTCTCGAACGTCTCGCCGCTCTCCTCGGTGTAGAGCGCCGAGACCTTGACCTCGTGCGGGTCGCGCTTGCCGGTGGTCACCACCGGCAGATCGCCGTCGAACACGTTGGCCGTGCCCACCTTGCGCTTGGCGCTGCCGGGGTCCACGGCGTTCGCGCTGCCGCTGATGTCGATCCACGTGCTGCCGTTCGCAGACACCTCTAGCCGCGCGTCGACCGCGCTGATGCCGCCCTGGGTGATCGTCATGTTAGCCTCCGACTATCTCTCTGATGGTAAGTTGAGCCTGCACGCCGCTGTACCAGCGGTCGCTCTGGGCGGGCCACTCCAGCCCGCCGATGGCCGGGAAGGTGATGCCGGTCACCGACCACGTCGGGGTGCGCAGCGGGCCAACCACCGACAGGTACGCCGCGCAGTAGCTGATCAGCTCGGGGGCCAGGTCGGTCAGGCCCACGCCCGCCCCGATGGCCCGCCAGAGCAGCAGGTCGGTCAGCGTCCAGTCCACGGTCAGCACCGGCGTCTTCCCGCCGCCGCCGAACGTCTTGACGCCCTGGAGGCTGCCGGCGGCCTTTCCGCCCACCGGCAGCAGCAGGCGAACCGGCAGCTGGGCCGACTCCACGCTGTCGCTGAGCGCGGCGCCGCTCTGCGCCGACACGGGCACGGTGCCGACGGTGACGATCTGGGCCGCCAGGGCGGCGTAGATGGCGGCGAGCTGACTGCTCATATGAGGCTCCTGCGCGACATCACCCGGTCGAGCACGCTCTTGGGTAGGGCCAGCGGCAGGATAGTCACGCCGTCGGCGGTCTTCACCGGCCGCGAGAGCTCGGTCACCTGGTCCTTGCTCCGGTAGAGCCAGGCCGCGAGCTGAAGCGTCGCCCCACTGATCACCCGGTCGGCGCTGCCGTCGGCGTTGGTCGTGTAGGCCCACTTGGCCGTCACGCTGATCGCGCCCTCCGGCCCGCTCGCCGCCGCCCTCCACTCGTAGCCGCTGTTCGCCTTGAGCGTCAGCCCCCAGTAGGGCCGCTCGTTGCGCGGCTCGGTGACGTAGGCCGCCGGTGGGATTGTCGCGCCGTCGCCGTTGACCACCGCCGTGATCGCGCAGGCCACGTCGGCCCGCCCGAACATGAGCCGCGCCCCCTCCACGTCGGCCTCGGCGTCATAGGCGCGCGTGGCGTCGGCGCTGGCCGCGCTCGGGCGCCCGATCACCTCGTCGAGGATGCCGCTGGCCTCGTCGAGGAAGGTCTGGAGCAGCGCATCCTCGCCCGTGGTGGCTGTGGGGATCTTCAGGTAGGCCTTGAACTCGGCCAGGGTGGCGTAGCTCATGGCTGGCTCGCCTCCAGGTACTCGAAGCGGTGCAGCCGCTTGCACGCCACCGCGTGTCCGTCAGCGTCAGGGTCTGGCCAGATGATCCGCAGGCTGGGCGAGTCGGCGATGTGCCCACAGCGCACGCCCAGGTGCGCCGCCTGCCGCAGGCCCCGCGCCTGGCAGTCCAGAGCGAAGTACCAGTCGTTCGCGCCGCCCACGCCCTCGGGGCAGCGCCAAGGCACCGCCTCCGCCGTCGTGCGGTCGATCAGGGTGCATCCGAGCCCCACGCCGGCCACGGGGATGATTGCCCCGGCCTGCGCCCGCTGCTGGGCCTGCCAGGGGTTATCGTCGCTGATGCTTACGCCGTCCATCTCGTGGATCGTCTTGTAGGCGCTCCAGTGGTACGGCGGTCGGCGCCAGCAGTACAGGCCGTAGGCCACACTCGCCCCGACGGCCAGCAGCGTATCGATCGCGTCGGGCGGGGGCACCATGTCATCCTCCAGACAGAGCATGTGGGTGTAGTCGCCCGCCAGCATGCGGGCCCGCCCGATCCGGTAGTTGTGCAGCACGTTCTGGTTGCCGTCGTGCCCCGGCCCGCACGCGCCGCGCGGCTGGTCATTCTCGATCTGGAGCCACTCCACCGGGCCGCCGTAGGCGCGGAACATCGCGTGCGCGGCGGCCACGCTGCGCCCGTGCAGGCGCAGCCGCGGCGTGAAGACGAGGATGCGGGGGGCGTCACTGTCGGCCATCGTGCCACCTCTCCCCATAGTCCGGCAGGTAGGCGTGGAACGCCTCGATCCGGCGGTCGGCCACGATCGGCAGGCCCATCGCGGCCGCGTGGCGCATCACCGGCCAGTGCTCCACGTGCGGCGGCGCGGGGGCGTACACGGCCCCATCACGGTACACGTCCGCCGGGATGAGGTAGCAGCAGCCGACGCTCAGCAGGGAGACGACCGGCCCGGGCTGCGTGAAGTGCGGCGGCCAGATGGGCGTGTGCTGGCCAGAGAACTCGATAAAGCCCGCCGTGTCGTAGAAGCGGCCGGGGGCCTCCTTGTCGAGGTACACGAACGGCGCCGCCACGCCGCCGTCCCGCACCTCGTCGAGGCGCGGGATGATATCGGCAGGGTAGCGCACCAGGTCAGCGTCTACCCAGAGCACCAGGTCGTGCTCAGGCGTGAGGTGTGCGGCCAGCAGTGCGTTTCTGGCCCGGGCGTTGCCCGCATAGGGCTGCGACTGCGGCGGCCCGCCCTCGTCGCGGTAGAGCGCCACATCCACCGCGTAGCCCGCCGAAGTCGCCGCCGCGACCGCGGCGTCGCGCAGCCCCATCGCGCCGTCGAGCAGCGCCGGGTGCGTGTGTGCGCGGTAGGGGGTGGCGAAGAGCACGCGCATTAGGCGATGATCTCCTTAACGCTGGCCAGGTCGTAGCCGTCCACGGGCGCGTAGCGCGCCGTGCCGCCCAGCACGGCCACGGCGGCGGCCACGGTGTCCGTGGCGACGGTCAGCACGCCGTAGGCGTAGCGGGCGCCCGCCAGCGCGGCCTCGGCCTCGCTGGCCAGCAGCGAGATCGCGCCCTGGGCGTTGGTACCGGCGGCTGACCCGCTGAAGGTCGCCGCGGTGAAGGTCTTGCCGACGATCGCGGTGCCGCCACTCGCGCTGTTGGCCGTGTTGGCGTAGATCTGAAGGTTCGCCGTCGCGCCGGCGGCAGCGTAGGCGCCAGTCAGGAGCAGCCAGAGCGTGCGCGGGAACTGCGCCAGGTCGATCACGTCGGTGGCGTGGGTCGCGGCGGACTGCACCGCCGGGTCGATCGTGGACAGGATGGCCAGCTCCTCAGACAGCTTTGCGGACATGGGGATGTCTCCTTATGGGCGCTAGCGCGCCTTGATAGCGGTGGCGATCGCGGCGCCCATGATGCGCTCGGCCTCGCCGCTGGAAAGGACCTCACTGATCGCAGTATCCTCTCGTGCCCAGCCGGTGATCTCATGGTCGCGGGTCTGCGTCTGGCGGCCATGCACCCACCCGGCGTAGCTCGCCGTGTTGCGCAGCCGCGCGCCGAGGGGGATGCTCTTGATGCCCCAGCGGCGGTTGAGCATCTCCGAGGATCTGATGAGCGTGCCCCGCGCCGTGAAGCTGCCCTGGCCGCGCACGTAGTAGCTCAGCCCGGCGATGCGCGGCGGCGCGGGCGGGTAGGGCGCGAGCGTGTCCTGGATGGCCGCCGCGATGCCCAGCGCGCCCGCCTCGATACCGGGGCGCAGGTCGCTGGCCAGCGTGGCCGCCGCCTGCGAGAAGCCCGCGATCTCGATACGGAAGTCGCTCATGGCAACACCGCCCGCAGCGTCACTGCGCAGCGACACCGGGGGTGCGCGGGCGGCCCGTCAGGGAACCGCTCCGTCCACGTGTCCTCAGCCTTACCGTTCAGCGGCGTGCAGATCGCGCAGGTGCCCTCGTCAGTGGCGGTTCTCCAGACCCGAACGAACGTCAGTCCGGCATCCTTGAGTCTGGCCTGGTACGTCGCCGTGCCGGCCGCAGCCGCCCTGGTGATCTCGGTGGTGGCGATCATGTCGGCGCGGTCGGGGCCGAACGCGCCCTGCAGCAGCTGCGCCACCTGCCCCCTGGTCATGCCCGGCGTCTCGTGGAAGGCGCTAACGGCGCTCTGGATCGTGGCCTGGGTGGTGCTCGTCAGGCCGCTCACCAGGTCGTAGGTGTAGGCCTGGGCCCACTCGCTTGCCGCCGTCTGCATCGCGGCGGCGTCGAACTCCGGGCCGATGATCTCGGCCAGGTCGCCCATCGTGGACAGCGCGGCGCTGGTCAGGTCGGCCAGGATGGCGGCGCGCAGGGCGGCGCTCATCGGCGTGAGGTCGAGGGCCTCGCCGTTGAGCACGGCCAGCACGGCCCTCTCGCCGTAGGTGTCGAGCACTTTCTGGATCGCCCTGGCCAGGGCCACCTCGGCGGGCGTGAGCGCGCTGGGGGCCTTCTTGATGGCGTCGGGCGCACCCTCCTCGGGAATCATGGCGTCAGGGTCGTCGGCCGCCGTGATGCGGTCGTAGAACAGCGCCATGGCCAGGTCGCCTGGGCCGATGCCGGTGTAGGATGTCCGCTTTGGTACGGGTGGGAGTGCCATTAGAACATGCTCCCCTGCGACTCGGCGTAGGCCGGCTCGCTGCTGCCCAGGAGCGTGTCGAGCAGCTGGGCGCGGGTCATGCGCTCACCGCCAAACAGGCCGCCCTGCTCGGGCGATGGCTGACTATCAACAAGGCTGGAATATTTGTTCAGAAAGTCCCGCACGGCGGTCGGCTTCCGGCTGATGCTGTCGAGGTGGGCGAGCAGGCGCTCCTGATCGGGCGTCATCTTATCCTCGTGAAACGAGTGACGCTCTGCGTCGATATGATGCCGGACCACGTCCTTCGCCGCGATCCCTGCGTACTTCGGGTATGCCTTGATGCGCGCGAGGTCGTCGACCGCCTTGGCGATGTCGGGGGTGAGGTCGAGATCTCGATCGCGGGCGCCGCTTGACGTCTGCGCCCGGACGCGCGCGATCGCCGGCAGCGCCGCGCTGATGCCCGTCTGGACGCTCTTGAGGTCAGGGTCGAGCGACTCCAGCATCGACTCGGCCATGCGCTCGCCGTGCTCGCCGGGGAATGCCCGGGTGTAGATCGCCGCCTTGGCCCGATAGAGCCCCATTTGGTTCAGGGCCCCATCGCGGGTGCGCAGGTTCGCGGCCTCATTGGCGGGGACGTCCTTCATGAAGCCGTCGACCCACTTTTTGTTATCGGGGTCGCGCAGCGCCTGGTCGATCCCCTGGTCCTCTTTGACGTGGAAGCCGAGCATGTGATCGTCGCTGATCTGCGTTGCATCGACTTTGGCCTGCTCCATCGGCGACATGCGCAGCGTGCCGGAGCTGTTGGCCTCGCGGGCGAAGGCGACCGTGTCGTGCTCCCCCATCAGCTCGCGCACCATCACCGGGCGCTGCATCTTGTCGATCTCGGCGGGGTCCAGGCCCAGCTCCCGCGCCCGCTCTTTCAGGTTCTTCTTGTAGGCGGCGTACACCTCGGGGTGCAGGTCGGCGGCGCGCTGGAGCGCCAGGGTGCGCCCGTTGCCGCTCAGCACGTTACCGCTGGCGTCGATGATCGGCGCGCCCTTGTCGATCTGGTGGAAGTCGGTCGTCAATGCGTCCGGGTTGAGCCTGCGCGCCACGCTGTCGATCTGCGCCTGCGATGCCTGCCGCGATCGATCGCGGGGCTGGAGGCGCGGGTCGTAGCTGGGGTTGATTGCCCCGCCGGCCGTGTTGCTCGCCTGGATCTCGCTCATATCCACCAGCCTGTGCCGCAGCTCGTAGCTCGTGTTCGGGTCGGTGCCATAGGCGCGGGTGATCGCCGCCTTCGGGGTGGCCTCGCGCCGGGCCTCTGTCATGCGCACGGCCTCAACCGTGCGCTCCTGGGCGTGCCGGGCCGACATCTCCGCCCGCACGCCGCCATGCTGCTGCCGCAGGTCGGTGCGCTCCTGGGCGTGCCTGTCTTTAAGCGCCTGCCTCTCGGTCACGTGACGCTCACGCACGTCTGCGCCGCCGGTCGCACGCTCGCCGGCGTGACGCTCTTTGAGGGCCGCCCGCTCGCTGGCGTGCGTATCGCGCAGGCCGCCGCGCGCGTCTCTGTGCTGCCCCAGGAGGGCCATGCGCTCGGAAGATCGCGCGGCCGAGGCGCCGGTGCTGATGAAGCGCCCATCCGGCCCGCGCGGGTGGCCGCCGGGGCCGAACCCGCCGCCGGTCGGCGCCCGCTTCGTCTCCCCATCGTCGTAGGCCCGCCAGATCTCGGCGGGCTCGCCGATGAGGTCGAGCAGATCCTCGTGCTGCGCCCAGGCTGCCCCGTCATAGTCATCCTCGTCTGGATCCAGCGACTTCGCCGCCCCGCTGGCCCGCAGCCCGGCCAGCTCAGCGCCCCGCGCGGCGGCGTGGCGGTCGGACACCCTGGCCCGCTCGCTGCCGTGCAGGCTGCGCAGCATCATGCGCTCGGCGGCGTGGCGCTGGCCAAGCAGGGCCAGGTCGGCGCGCTGGCGATGTACCAGGCCCAGCCGTGATTTCGCATCGGGGGCGGCGCTGCGCTCGGCGATATGTCGCTCGCGGGTCTGCTGGCGCTCGTTCGCGTGACGCTCCCGTGTGGCCTTACGCATCTGGCCGTGCTGCTGCCGAAGCGCATCCCGCTCCGTCTTACGCTCAGTTCCGCCGGACAGGCCGAGGTACTGGCCGCTGGCGGGGTGGCGCGCGTAGGCCTTCGCGGCATCATCGGCGGGCGCCGAATCAGCGGCGTCTTCCTCGGCGGCTGCGGCGCTATCCTCGGCCTCCATGGCGGCGAAGTCGGCATCCTCGCCCTGCGCCGGGTCGGGCTCCAGCTCGACGCCGGCGGGCAGCGGATCCCAGCCCAGCCAGGCCCGGCCCTCATCCACAGTCATCACCGGCTCGCCCACGAGCGTGGTGATCCCCTCGGCCTGGGCGAGCTGCGCGTCCTGGCGGGCCTCGGTGCGCTCGGGGTGGGCCACGAGCTCGGCGCCATAATCCGGGCGTAGCCACTGCTCGTTCGCAGCCTCCAGGATGAGGCCCAGCTCGGGGAAGACGGTCTCCTCGTAGAACGACACCCGGTCGCCCTTGGCTGTCGCGTAGTTGGCCGCCCCCTGCATCAGCATCGTCTCGGGGACATCAAAGGCGGCCGCGACATCCTGGCGGTACTGGCGGGTCAGGCTCTCGTTATTCATCTCCTTGAGCCCGTCGCCGATCACCTGGGGCGTGACGGTGGTCTGCACCACCACGGTGCGCCAGGCGTTGCGCACGCCGCTGACGACGCCGCGCCACCAGGCGGTGAGCCGGTCGCGGTCGGCCTGCTTGGACTCGGGCGGCACCTGCAGGAGCACTGCCTTGATCGCGCCGCGCCGGAAGTACTGCGCGATGAAGGTGTCCTGGGCGTTCAGCGCGGCCCCGGCGGGCTGCGCCGTGACGCCGGGGGGAGGCCCGGGCCAAGAGGCGCGGTCGAGGGAGGGATACCAGAACCTGACCACCTGGTCGGGCGGCAGCAGCTCGACGTGGCCCGCGTTGGGGACGCCGAGGGGGTGGATGTAGCGGAGGTACTTCAGGCCCTCGTCCGCCGTCAGGAACGGCCAGACGAAGGAGGGCAGCAGCCACTCGGGGGTGGGGTTCGCGCCGATGGCGTTGGCCGCCTTGCGCCAGTAGGCGCCGTAGGGCGACAGGGACATGGCGAACTCGGTGCGCCAGAGCAGGCCCTGCAGCTGGCCCATCAGGCCGCCGAACTCGGGCCGGCCCGACACATCCCGCCCACCGCGCATGAGCGAGACGGGCACCGACGAGACGGCGTTGGCCCGCAGGCGCACCGCCCGCCGCACGAACGGCACGAGGTCATACAGCAGCCGGGGGGCGATGTCGCCCGCCGCGCTGCCGCTGATCTGCTGCTCCCAGGTCTGCCCGAAGACATCCTCGGGGGTCAGCGCCTTGATGGCCGTGCCGTTGTGCGCGTAGATCATCGCCGCCTAGATCTTGACGATCGTAGAGACCGTGTCGTTCACGCCGCTGCCGATGGCCACCGGGGCCTTGAGCCAGGGCTGGGCGTCGAGCGACAGGATGACCCGGATGCCGGTCTGATCCGCCCCGAAGTAGGCCTGGTCCGACACGGCGATCTGCACACCCTGGTACTCGGAGACGAGCACGCTGGACGGGTCGGTCAGCACCAGGGAGTTGCTCACGTCGCTGCTGTCGTAGGGCAGCTTGTCGGTGTAGATCACCGGCAGGCCCAGCAGCTGCGTCCCCGGCTTGCCCCGAAGGTCGGGCAGGAACGTCACCAGGGTGTTGTTCGTCTGCTGGAGCGCGTTGATGTTCGACCGGCGCAGCGCGTGGCAGTACCAGACGTAGTTGTCCGCCCGGCTCGGCACGATGCGGTTGAGCATCCCCGAGATGGTGGCGAAGTCGATGGCCGACCCGCCGTAGTCGATGCCCGCCGGGCTGTTGATGATGCCGAGCGGCTGGCCCGAGCCGGTGCCCTGGAACAGCGCGTAGTTGCGGCTCCAGCCGATGGCGTTGCCCAGCAGCGTCGTGATCACCGCGTCGATGCTGACCGCGCTGCGCTGCATCAGCGAGTTCGGGATCTTCACCAGCGCCTTCATGGCGTTGGTCTTCAGCTTGATCTGGTCGAACTTGGGCTCGGTCTCGGTGGTGCTGGCGTCGTCAGATCCCCACGTCACCGTGACGCCGCCGAAGAACTGCGACTGGCCGGCGACGTAGGCCCCGCTCTGGTGCAGCGCTGGCACCACCAGCTCGCCGCCCTCGGAGGGGATGATCATCGCCCGCTCGTAGAGCCCGTCGCCGGCCATGCCGGTCACCTGCATCAGCGTCGGCAGGAACTGCTGGCCGATGGTGTAGCCGCCGCTCACGCCGGTCTCGGTGCTGAGCGCCTTGGCGGCCGGGCTCTCGGGGTCGCTGCCGTACACGTCGCGCAGCGCCTTCACGGCGTCGCTGGCGGCGCGCATATCGCGGGTGCTGGCGCGGTAGACGGCCCGCACCATGCCGCCGATGCTGTGCTGCGGGTACTCCTCGGGCTTCGTCGGGCCGCCGAAGTAGCTGATGCTCTTGAAGTTTCGGAACCGATCGTAGGCGTCCTGCGGGCTGGCGACGCCGGCGAGGCCGAGCCCGCCGCCCCAGCCGCCGCCCCGTGCGATGGCCTCGACCTCGCTCTCGTTCGGCGCGTGGCCGGGCTGCACCCAGCCCGACTTCGCCACGGCGGGCATGCTCTTCAGGCTCTCCAGGTCGGCCGCGATGGCCTTCACGGACGCCTCCAGGGCGGCGATATCCGCGCCCGCCGTGGTGGCCGTGGTGGCCGTGGTGGTGGTGGTGGGCTCGTCGCCCATAGGGGTTTCCTCCAATGTTGATTTGATGGCCGCACGGGTGCGCGGCTCTGCGGGCTCGGGGGAGAAGCTGCCTTCCGCGATGATCCAGCGCTTCAGGGTGCCGCCCTGGCGCACCACCAGGTGCTTGGGCGCGCCGGACGAGGTGCCGAGCGCGCCCTGCCGCTCCAGCTGCAGCAGCTTCGCGGCGTAGCGCTTGGCGCGGTCGAGCTCGATGCTGACGACGATCCCGGTGCCGTCGTCTTCGCCGTCGTCGACGACCTGCCCGACCTGGCTCTTGACCCTGCCGAGGGTGTGGTCGTAGTAGAACGGCATCCCTTTCAGGCTACGGCTCAGGCCCAGGTCGGTCTCGCGGGTGAAGGAGTCGCCGGTGAGATCCTGGCCGTCCCAGACCACCAGGTATTTTTTGATGACGTAGGGGTTGGATGGGTCGGGCGGGGCCAGCGACTTGGTGGACGGCTTCGAGCGCACGAGATCGGCCTCGGCCTCTTCATCCGCCTCGGCCTCTTCATCCTCTTCGCCCTCCGCCTTCTTCTTCGGCGTCGTAGTTGGCACCAGCGCCCCGCCGGCCGCCGCGCTGTCGGTGCCCAGGGCCTTGCGCGCGATGCTGCGCCCAGCCTCAGAGTCAGGGTCGAGCCCGAGCGCCGCCGAGAACTGCCGGCGGGCCGCATCGACGACCTCGGGCGACGGGGGCGCGTGCTCCCCGTCATCCCAGTCTTCCATCGTCTCGCCCGCGAACTGCGACTGGTCGGCCACCACATCGGGCGGCATCAGCGGCAGGTCGATCCGCTCGCCCGCCCACACCAGGCTGATCGTGTCGAAGCGGATCGACGCGGCCTGCCGGCCCAGGCGCGGCATGGGCTTGTCCGCCGGCAGGTAGGCCAGGGTGATGTGCGGGGTGAAGCCGTGCGACTCGTCGGGCGTGATGCCGGCCGCCGCCGCGGCCTCGGCGATCTCGTGGTGGAGGCTGGGCAGCGCCGGGCTGTCGAGCAGCAGCACCAGCGGGTACTCCGACTCGTCGCCAGCGAACGCGCCGTAGCCGTTGATCGCGGCGCTGATCGGCGCGGTGCGCTGGGCCAGCGCGGCCAGCGCGGCCACCAGGGCGACCTTGTTGGCGGTGAGGGCCGCAGCGTCGCCGGCGAGCACGGCCAGGGTGCAGTGGTCGGCCTCCTGGGCCAGCCGGCCGGGGATGTCGGCGGTGATCGCCGCCTGCTGCGCTGGGGAGAGCATCAGGGCGACCATCGCGCCGGGGTGCGCGTCGGGGTCGAGCTGCACCGCCTTCTGGGCGAACAGGTCAAACGGGTCGCTCACGCGGATGCCTCCTCAAACAGCACGCCGTCGAGCAGGTCGATGCTCGCGCCGCGCCGCACGCGGACCAGGTAGCCGTCGATCTGGCGCTCGCTCGGCACCTGCTCGCTCAACAGCTGTGTGCTGGCCAGCAGCTGCGTGGCAGGGTCGCCGGCGGCGTGCAGCTCCAGGAGCATCGCGCTCACGGCCTGCTCGGCGTTCAGGGCCGTCTGGAGCGCGGCGGCGTAGTCGGCGAACCCCGATGGCGGGGCGGCGATGGCGGGGATGTCCGCCGCCTGCCCAGCGGGGAGGCGGTCATTGAGGTAGTCACGGAAGCGATCCGCGTGCGACTCTTCGTCCCTCGCCTGCTGCATCGCCCACGCCCGCAGGCCGGGGAGCGCCT